TTGATCCTTATTCTGCTAACGTTTCTAACACACATTACTATGTTGTTGGATATAAGGGTTCATCTCCTTATGATAGTGGATTATTCTATTGTCCATACGTTCCCCTACAAATGCTCAGAAGCATTGACCCATCTACCTTCCAGCCCAAGATTGGCTTCAAGACTAGATACGGTATGGTTGCTAACCCATTTGTTGTACAGTCTAATGGTACACCTGATGCTGAAGCTCTTACTGCTTCACGTAACCAGTACTACAGACGTGTACGTGTTGCAAACCTTACTTAATCAAGGTCGCATATATTCAAATCCAGACCTCCCAGAAATGGGGGGTCTTTTTTTATGCACCTAAATAGGCATAGTGATACCTTATTTGATGAACGGAAGACTTGACAAAGTGGCAATGACCGCATACATAATGAGAATGAAAACAGGTCTAGATGATAAATCATGGTATCCTGAGTGGGATGATAAGCAGCGTGGTGCTGCTCAACGTATTCTGACCAATGTTCTGGAGAGATTAGACGAATACTGGCAATGAGCGAAAACAATATTTCATTCATATTAATACTTTGCTTAACCCCACTTGCTGCAATATTTGTAGTAATTAAATTAGCGTTATGGATATCAGAGACAGCATCGTACCGAGCTGAAACTGCGAAACTAAAACGTATGCAACGAGGACCATACGAAGTATGGGATGATAAGGAGGAGGATGATGAGTGGTGATCAAGGAATAGATGATTCTATTATTGTGTTTTATCATGAAGAGATGACAGAAGCAAAGAAAATTGTGCTAAAATCAAGAGGCATAAAACTTGCTTACCTAGATACTAAAAATAAGAACGATGACTCAGAGCAAAGTGCGAACTGGGAAAGCTTTTATAAACATGAAGGCGAACCAGGATAGCTATACAAAAAAAGAGGTTGATATACTAATTGCAAAAGCAGTAGAAACTGCTGTGGATGAAGCAAGAAAGATTGATGAAGCTTCAATGGCAAAGCATAATAGAGACGCAACGGTTATCTCTATGATCTTAGGATTTACAGCACTAGCATTATTTGTTGATGGTCTTCTTAGAATACTTGGAATCATTCCTCCTTTTATGGATTTGGATGTAGATATTATTGATCAGATTGTTGATAGAGTGGAAGTTGATGTCATAGATAAATTGAAATTGGTACCTAACCCATTCAGATAAATACTAATAGCTTGGGAAGTTGACATGTCTGCTGAATGGTATAAAGAACAACCTTCCAATAGGAATTTTCTAAACCCTATTGGTTATCTTCTGAAACTAGAAAAGTTTGCAGGAGTAGATTTCTTTTGTCAAACAGCAAATATTCCTGATGTTTCAATGCCAACTACTGAAGTAGCAAGTCGTTGGAGAAATCTACCTATCGTTCCTGGTGGTGGAATATCATTTGGGGATTTTACTGTACGTTTTATTGTTGATGAAGATCTAAAAAATTATAGCTCTATTCATAAATGGATGAGAGATAATGGTAATGCAGATGAAATGCAACGTGTTACTACAGAAGAAGACATCTATACTAATGGACAATTACACATCGTTACCTCCCAATACAATCCAGCATTCATTGTAGAGTACAGAGATATATTTCCTGTATCTTTAAGTAACCTACAGTTTGATGCTACAATAACTGATGTTGAATACATTACTGCAGAGGTGACATTCAAACACCAGCAGTTCTTCCTTCGTGATAAAAATATGAAATCCTTATGAATTTTGAATCTCTTCGTAATAAATTTGAAAAACTGAGAGCAGAGTGGACAGAAGATAGTCATGTAGACTTTCAGTTTAAGAACAAACAATACAGTGCAGATCTAGGACAACTAGCTTTAGACATCCCTTTCCAACATAATAAATACTTAAACCATTACACTGATATCTCACAGATTAAATCTTCACTTGAATTTGAGATCCGTAAATTGGTTAGGGAAAAGCGTGAGTATTACTCTGGAGAAGCAGATGCTAAAGTTTACGCCGCCAAACCATTTGGGTCAAGATTATCTTCCGCTGAAATGAAAACTTACCTTGAGAGTGATGATGAAGTCATCCAACTTGAGGCGAAGATCAAATATCTAGATCAGATGTTGTACTGGTTGGATCAAGTCATGCGTCAAATTTCAAACAGAGGATTCCAAGTCAAGAGTGCTATTGAATGGGAAAAATTTGTTAACGGACAATGATGTCTAACCTTACAGTAAAAAAGAAGAATGAAGTTTACATAACTATTCATTCTGAAGAAGAGCATGTCCATAGAGAACTATCAGATTACTTTACGTTTGAAGTTCCTGAAGCTAAATTCTTAAAAAAGAATCCCAGATACAAATACTGGGATGGAACTATTCGTTTGTATTCACCAGGCACAGGTGAGTTATATCATGGTCTAAAAAAACATTTAGAATTGTGGGCACAAGAAAAACAATATAATGTTTTCTATGAAAAGAATGATTGGTATGGAGATGTTGATGACTCTAATGGTTTTGTGTCACCTGCAGGTGTTAAACACTTTATGGATAAGGTATGCAATATAAAACCCCGTCCATACCAATACAAGGCAGTGTACGAGGCTTTAAAGAATAATCGTAAGTTGTTACTTTCTCCTACGGGATCTGGGAAGTCTCTTATGATCTACTCCATAGTCAGATACTATGCCGCCACCGCAAAGAAGATACTTATAGTCGTCCCAACTACTTCCCTTGTTGAGCAGATGGTTAGCGATTTCGCTGAGTACGGGTGGGACGCTGATTCTTTTATTCATAAGATCTATGGTGGTAAGGACAAGGTTACTGATAAGAATATCATCATATCTACTTGGCAATCTATCTATAAGTTTCCTAAGAGATACTTTGATGACATTGACTGTGTGATTGGTGATGAAGCTCACCTCTTTAAATCTAAGTCATTGACAGGTATCATGACTAAGTTGCACAATGCCAAGTATCGCTTTGGTTTTACTGGAACACTTGATGGTAGTAAGACACACAAGTGGGTACTAGAAGGATTGTTCGGTGATTATGAAAGAGTGACTAAGACAGATGATCTGATCAAGTCTGGTTATCTTTCTAATTTTAGGATAAAAATCCTTCTCTGTAAACACGCTCCTCAGCATTTCCAGACATATCAAGATGAGATTGATTATCTGGTTGGACACACAGGAAGAAATAATCTTATTAAAAATCTTGTTAAAGATATTAAAGGTAATACTCTTGTGCTATTTAACTATGTAGAGAAGCACGGAGAACCTTTACATGATTTAATAAATAGTAATGTTAAAGAAAATCGTAAGGTTTTCTTTGTTCACGGTGGAACTGATGTAGAAGACCGTGAAGAAGTTCGTCAGATTACAGAGACAGAATCTAATGCTATAATCGTTGCCAGTTACGGCACCTTCTCAACTGGAATTAATATTAAACGTCTTCACAATATTATCTTTGCATCCCCATCTAAATCAAGAATTAGGAACCTCCAATCAATTGGTAGGGTACTTAGAAAAGGTGAAGGCAAGGAGATAGCAACCTTATATGACATAGCTGATGACATCGGCGGTCAGAATTATACACTCAAACATTTGAATGAAAGAGTAACCATTTATAATGAAGAGAACTTTAAATATGAGGTTATTAAAGTAAACCTTAGATCAAACTAATATGGAAGATGAATTCTATGCCACAGTCAAATTAATTTCTGGAGAGGAAATAGTTTCTAAAGTTGTCTATCTAGAAGATGAAGACAAAGTGTTACTAGAAAACCCTCTCCAAGTTCAAGCTGCGAAACAAAGGAAAGGGCAATTAGAAGTATCTGGTTTCTCTTTCAGTGAGTGGATCAGTGCTTCATTTGATCAAATGTTTATTTTAAATAGGAATCATATTATGACTATGACTGAAATTGATGCTCCTATTAAAAGTTTTTATGATCAGACTTTATTAAGATTAAGTAATGGAAAGTCTCTTACTGGAAGAGGTAAAAAATTACCTAGATCATCTGGATATCTAGGTTCTATTAATGATCAAAAAATAAAATTAGAGGATATCTTTAAAAAAAGCTAGACTCATCCTTGAACCTCTACAAGGTT